TCCATTTCTCGTATTCCTTCTCCAGTTCATCGAAGTGTTTCTCTGCATCTTCGACGGTGGGCCATTCAGTAATCTTATGAAAGCCCTGGTTGTCTGTTACAACGATCCATTGGTCGATCTTGTAATAATGCCCTGTGGGCGCTTCTACGTCACCTCCAATGTCATCGTAGCTACCGTTCTGGTAGCAAGCTTCTAGTGCATCCTCGATATCGTTGATTTCACTATCTTCCCAATCGAGCTTTGCTTGTGTGATGAATTCTTGTTCCGTCATCAATGCACCCTTATCCATTCGCCCGGCTTGAGTGATTCAACGTCGTCCGGCCAGTTGATGTTCTTCCAGTCAGGAAGAATATCGTACTCCACTCGATACCACTTATCTTCTGGCCGACGATTCCTTAGGGCAGTCGGAGGATCGTTGAAAAGAAAGGGACTATAGTACAACATAGTTGCACCGTCCGGTTCTCTAATCCACGTTCCTCCACGCTTCTTACTGTTCTCCATTCTGTACGAGATCCTTTCTCCGTAGCTTGAGAATGTCGCCTCGCATCTGATACTCGATTTGATCCTTGAAAACCTTGTCTCCACGGATCATCCGCTTGACACTGATCAAGAATGAACGCTCACCCTTGATTCCTGCAATTGGCTTTCCACTCTCGATGAACTGATTAACGATCTTGCGAGCAGGAGAAAGATCCTCGTCCCATTCGACGTCAACCAGTTCGTATGCCTGATCAGTCACCATCATCCCCCTTTACAAATTCCTGTAGTGCATCACTGTAGTTGTTTTCTGGATCGAACTCTCGAACAGAAACGTGCTTCGTCGTTGTAGTTACAACTGAGATTTCAGCAACAAACTTCCTACCGCTGAACTCTACGATCTTCTTATCATGACTTTCGACTTCGGAATGAAGAACTGTACTATCTCTCCAGACAGTTCGTCTTGGCTTTTGAAAAGCAAGAACATCATCAAGACTTAGTTCATTATCCATGTTTCTCCTTTCTTGTAGAACATTGCGGACGGTGGGACTCGAACCCACAAGCTATTTCTAGCCACGGCTTTTAAGGCCGCTATGTTTACCTATTTCACCACGTCCGCGTTAAGCAAGAACTTAGTCCAACTCTATTCCATGATGTTGCCTCATGGCCGAAAATGTTCCTGCACATTTCCTACTACAAAAAGGTCCAGATCTTCCTTGTTTGCGATTGTGCTTTACGTCGTTTGCATACTTGGTAGCTACAGTTCCGCAGACTGGACAAGTAAAAGTGATTAGTTCTCTTGGCTTTGCACTCTTACTTATGTTTTCACTACGAGAAAGAATCTGAAGATTTGGAATGTCATTATTTGTTGGATCGCCGTCGATATGATCGACTGTTTCCCAGTCTTCAAGAATCCTTCCAAGATGCTGTTCCATGAGATATCTTGGATAAGAGACTGTTCTTCTGGCCTTACCTGGAGTCAAAATAATTACGTGTGCTCTACCATCCTTCCTCCAATACGGACCATAGACTTTTCTTTCCATATATCTCCCTTATTCGTAGTGCGGTCTAGCCTTGGGGTAGTGTTCCATCACTTCCGTGTCATGCACTGAGTATGCGTAAAATGTGCTGTGGTAACTAAGCACGGAAGTGTAGTCGTACCTCTCTTCCTTCTTGCGTCTTTCGTGTTCCTGTTCATTTAGCTGACGGCACTTGGCGTTCGCTGTTGATTCTGCGTGATACGACAGAACCTCCCAGTGTTCATCTGGTGTTCCCGCATTATACCACCAATCTCCTTCCTCGGGACCACCGTATGCTTGAGTTACCTCATGCTTGTGAATGTAGTACACGTTCCTTCACGCTCCTCACGCTCCTCACGATCAGCTCGTTCGCTGCGAGTTCTGCGGTTTGGTTAGGATGATCAGACAACATGCGAAGTACGAAGTTCGGTAGGGTTTGCAACTGATGACTAAGTTCCCGCATTTCTGTACGATTCATGATTGCTCCTTCATGTTACTTGCTTACGTACTCGAGGATGACCATGCCGATTGCGATGGTGTAGATTGCCCACCATCCTAGTCTTATCATGTTCGCTCCTTTGATAGTACAAAAACCTCCCACAGTGTGTTTGCACTTGGGAGGGATTTCTACTATTCAGCTTGTGTTGCCAGTTCGTAAATCATCCAAAGTCCTCGACCGATGAAGTAGCACCCTGCACCATGCATCATCGCGTCGAACACTGTTGGAATGTCTGCGGCACTGTTTGAGAAGGTCAAATAAATACCTGCCCCGATACTAAAAAGTGCGGCTAGAACGCCTAGAATGACCTTGACGTTCAAGGTGATCGGCTTATCCATTGCTACTGTGTAGTCCTTTCCCATGCTGACTGGTCATATGGCTTTGCCTGGTTTCCGTTTGGAACACTCGGTCGCTTGTAGAGCCGAATAACTGTCGTTGCTTTGACAATCAAAACAACTGCTACGATTGTCGCCAAAATTGCATAGACGACGTTTGAATCAAGATCGAGTGTCATAGAGATCCCCCGATAGTAGTCTGTTTTCACATTCCAGATGACGTTTCACTGTCCAGATTCCATCATCTGTAACTACGAACTGACGTCGGAATCTATCTCCTTTCTTCATCAGTTTGCCGCAGATATCACAAGGTAGAGCCTTGTGATATCTTTCAGCTCTTAGCACTACAGATTTCTCGAACTTGAGGTATGGTGCATCTTCGTACACTTTAGCAGCCGCCGGTTCTCTTCTTGTTGCGTGAACCAGGAGACTTGAAAGCCTTGGGATTGTCGATACCCTTCTTGTTACGTTCGAGAATCGCAGCATTGTGATGGATGCTGCGCTTCTCTGCGCCCCTAGCAATCTTCTTTCCAGATTTCACGTTCTGCTCCTTAGAACGGAAGGTCACCAGTAAACAACCACATGAACGTGCAGAATGCCCACTTGAACGGTGCAGCTAGATCGACGCACGAAACAAGTGCTGTTCCCTTTGTCATAATCCAACTCCCACAGTAGTGATTGCCCATCGTGGCGCAATCCCAACCGGGCATATCTTCTTCGATTCTCATTACACCTCCTTTACTTTGACGCATTCGTGATAGTCATATGCGTATTCGGATTCGACGGGATTGATCCACGAAGGATCGTGGAGAGCACGAACATCGTCTGTCTTTTCGATATCTTCGTTGCTGGACGTGTAGTAACAAAAACACTTGACCGTTAGTAGCTTTGGGCCAGTATTCCTTTCTGCGATATACCAATCGCCTTTCTTTGTCGGGCGACCATCTCCGTCTATCACGAAGTCGCATCCTTCGACAGTGATCGTTCCACCGTCTCTTAGGATCGCTTGTGCTTTCATGGTTCCTTTCTTGTTTTGTTTTCGCTGAGGCGTAGTTCCTCAGATGCTCCAGGCATAATTTTAATCGGGGCAATAAGTGCAAGCGGCCCCGTGCGCTTATTTTCTATTTTTTAAATAATTTGGCGAAGTCTTCCTAGCTTGTCTGCTTTGAACATCAAGGAAGCGGAGTGATGCTTCACTTTGTATTCCAAGATGTTCGGCCACTGCGTTTCATGCACACGAGCTTGATGCTCGCCCGTGGCAAGAAAACGCTTGATACGTCTCTTTGCCTTAGCTACCACATCCATGGTGGTATTCCCTCCCTTCTCATCGGATGATGCTTCTTGATGAACTTAGGTGCTGAGTTCTTGTAGACTTCGATTGTGAGTCTTGCTGCATTCAAGAACTCATAGTGATGGGAGAATGGTTGTAGTACGCAATCGTCTACGATTCTTCCACTCTCCCAGTACTTCGGACTAGCTTCGATCTTCAAAGCTAATCCTCGACTAAAGCTTAGTCGAGGAAAGACTTGAACTGCAACATTGTTGGTCATATCCCTGTAGGACATTAGCTTGAACGTTTGGATGCCTAGTCCTCTTGGGATACTTCCAGCAAACCCTGTATCAAACAAGAACAGTTCTTTGTCGATTGTCTTGGCTATCTCATGCACAGTCATTCTTGAACACTCTGGCATGAATATCGTAGGGTAATCTTCCCTTCTGGCGAGGATCTCGAACACAAATACATCTCGTCCAGGAAGCAAGATAGTTCTTCCTTCGGCAGACCTTTTAACTGCTCTCCACTGGTTCTTTATGATCGTTAATTCTTCCGACCTAAAGTATCCGAGTGGTTGCAAGTTGTCGAAGGGTTGACCTTCGCTGCTTATCTGTGGCAATACGAAGTTCTCTAGATGATCTTCAAGCCAAGACATCTTCACCTCCTTTCCTAGTTGTTAGTAGAGCATCCTAAATAAGGATGCTCCGTTAACTACTTTGAAAGACGTGCAACCTCTTTCGCGGAATTACCGCGACGATTCTTGATGATCGCGAGTTGCTGCTCATTCGTGCGTGATGCGTGCAATGATCCACGATGTGCAGCCTCAGCGCGCTTTTGATCCTTTGTCTTTGGCATATCTAATCACCTCCTTCCTTAAGGAATACAAAACCCCCCACAGAGGATAGACCGCAAATATATCCCCTGTGGGGGATCTTCTAGTCCCTGTCTGTTGCTACCTTCATGAACGAGAGCTTTTCACACTCCCATTCGATGATATCTTCTACGTGCTCCTCCACTACAACAGTTGAAGCAGGGACGAGCTTCTGACCTACAACCTTCGGAACACAAACGACCTTGCGATCCGCGTTGTAGGTAATTCTGATCCATGGCTCAGTCGAGATCATAACGATGATCCTGAAGTAATTGTCATCGTACTTCTTCTCGACTTCGTAACCACGCGATACAGCGTAATTTAGAGCAGTTGCGAGCTTCTTGACCGTCTCATCCTCATCGACGTAAGAATCGCCTTCTTCTGGGTACACCCAAACATTGCAGGTGATCCATGTATCGTTGCCAAGGTAAGGCAGTTCGTAACCAGTAGCTTCGTGAAGCTCGATGTGCCACTGGGCAACAGTCCGTTCCTTAGCAAAGTGCTCCTCAAGGCGACCTTGCATCTTCTGAACTTCGGTCAAGCTCGTTTCGGTATCGTTTATGATTGCTCCTTTCGGGTTGATAGTACAAAACCCCACAGGAGAAACCCGTGGGATCTTCTACTATCTAGTCTCTCGCTCTTTGGAGTACGGTAATCATCTTGATGTTGCGCTTAGGAACAAAAACTTCCTTGTTTGTCGAATCACCATGAGTGCCGATGATCCTGACATATTCTTCGTCTTGGGAACGATACTTTCCGAAGAGAGCGTACGGTGCAGCATCCTCTGAGTTAAAGAGGATTTCTACTTCGTCGTTGTATCTCAACCCCTGAGCCATATTACTTCACGTTCTTCTTGGTCGGCTTTGGTGCGGTGTTGTTCTTGTCGCAAGTGCAGACGCTGTAGTTCTTGGAATAACCGTCGGTGTACATCTTGTAGCACTTGACAGAGTGCCCGTTGCGGAACTCGTTTCTGCGACTTCTGATTCTCTGTGGAGTTGCCATGTTTCCTCTCTAGAAGGTGGGGTTGGTCAGGAAGGTTGCACCTTTCTTGTATCCACCGTGATCATCAATCACCTTTGCACGCCAGCAATCATTGCCGGTATATTTCTCGATCAACTCACACTTGTGGATCTTCCCGTCAAGCAACTTGTCATAAAACACCTGCCCCACATATGGGACATTTGACGAGAAGTAGTATCGTCCTTGCTGTACCTGCATTACATGCTCCAGTTCTCGAAAACTTCTGTCGGATCACCAACAATGCCGCTTTCGGTTTCGGCATTGTCGAACTTTGCATGGATGCACGAAGCGAACTCTTCAGCCTCAAGTTCACTAAAAAACACAAAGATTTCGCTTCTAACGCCAGGTAGCGGCTTGGCTAGTCTTACACACCACACTTTCGCTCCTTTCGGTAGTACAAAACCCCTACCATGTATTCGCGGTAGGGATTTTCTACTACCGATAAACGATCACGTAGTTGCCGCAGTTAAAGCAGATCGCTCCCTCCATCGTCAGCTCAAAAATGCGGTACGTCACGTTCAGTCCACCGCCGGTTGCGATAACTCCGTTGCGGTTCTTGTTGTTCAGCTTCGGGTACATGTTGGTTTACCCTCCTTTCTAAGTTCTCGGTATTTATCGTTCGCCGCGTCCCCCATTATACCAGGAGCGCCGCGTAGCGTTCCTTGATGATCGCGACTGTCAGGTTAGGGTTGTCACGGTTGCTCAAGGTCGGCTTTGATCCGTCAGGGTAGTTGGTGTCCGTTGCGATCATCGCACAAGTTGAACAAACGGTAGGAGTCTTGAGGTCGAAAGTCCACGTCGGGAAATTGCAGACTCCGCAGCGATCTAGGTGGAATTCGGAATTGTGGGTATTTGTCATGGTTTCACCTCCTTTCTATTTAACTATTTACTGGTAACTAGTGTGCCGACAGTGTTGATTTGGAATCGTGGTGGGCACACCACTTATCAGAAAACAGCTTAAACAGTGTTTTGCAGCGGGTGAACAGTGGGAGAGTTGTTCGGAAACTGTTAAGGATTAGGCCGAGGCTCACGAACACTTGTTCGCATCAGTTTTCAATACTTTAAGAAATATAGTGGAAAAAAGATGCCTCATATCACACACTACACACAAATAGTTATCAGATAAATAGTAGAGAAACGGCTTGGTTGAGCCGTTTTCAATTTACCCGGTTTTCGGGGCCGTGAAAAAGACCCCCCCTGTGGTGGTAAATGGATTGTAAGCATACAATTTCTTTACCACTCTTTTTATCAATAAATAGAAAACTTTAAAACCTATCCAAAACCATTTACCGGTAACTAAAAAGCTTTAAAAACTGGGGACTATGCGGAGTCCCCAGTTTTCTTAGAAAGTCGGGCGGAATTTGACGAACGCTGCGAACTGACGGTTAAGGATCGCAGCCTGTCGAACACGCTCCTTGAACAACAAATCCCGACCTGCACGGTGCAAAGCCAAACCGAACGGATTCTGCTTAAGTTCGGTATTGATCAGTAAACCATGCACTGCAATTCCACGATTGTCCATGCTCCCTCCTTTCACTATTCGATAGTACCGGCGAAAAGCTCTCCTGTGGGAAAGCTTTTCATCTGTACTACCAGTGATAAAGGTATTCGATACCCAGTTCCGAAAACGCGAGCGTATACAGGATGATCCAGTACCTCATGATGCCTCCTTGACATTGATTTCGATTGTGAACTCTTGGTTGCCAACCTTGAAACCGATTTGGCGCTGTTCTGTATTAAAGCAAGTGAAGATGATCGCCTTGCTGTCATTGAAGTTTTCCAACCTCGATGCCAGTTGACTTGCACAAAAATTAACGAGAAATTCGCTTTCCATTAATTTCACCGCCCTTTCATTCCATCAGAGTTACTCCACGATAGGGAGAAAACTTTTCTTCCCTATTGTTCAGTAACGATGGCCAGGCGACAGCCGGCGCGACCAGGCAACGCCGGCCGATGATGAACGGGGATGTTACTCCCCGTTCATCATTCGCCGCATAGCTTCCGCGCGTGTTAGCGGCCTATCGTGGTACACGCCCGCCAGGGCGCGTTGTTCGGGCGTGACCGTGCGCGTAACCGTATGTACGTCAAAGATCGCTACGTTACCGTCCGATCCGATGATGTCGTAAGTGATTACGCGCGTAGTCTCGCGCGGTTGCCGCTTAGTTACGGACACCCCGCGCTTACGCTTGCCTGCGCGATGCCCTGCGCTCACGCCTAGCTTGCGCGAACTAGGATCATCCGCGCTGTCTACTAGGACAGTCTTAGGTTCGCTCCGTTGCGCGACATTCCGCAACGTTAGGCGAGTCTTACTCTTTCGCATGTTCCCTCCCTCTCTAGGTTGCTAACGAGAGGGAGTCATGATGACTCCCTCCCTCCGCTACGCGCCCTTGCGCGTGACGTGGACAGCCATGTCCACGTTGTTCACGTCACCCTCCGGGACACCCTGCGCCGTGCTCATGGACTTATCAGTCCACGCCACGTTGCGGGTCTTTCCGATCCTCGCAAGGTGCGCCTTGATCGACGCCGTGCTGTCCGTCCCGCGCAGGATGACCAGACCCGCGAACGAGTCTGCCATCTTCGCGAGCTTCTCCACGTAATCGTCCGTCGCCTCCGTGCCGATGACGATGACGTCCTGCACCTTCGCGTCCGTGAACACGTTCGCCACGTCCGAACCGTACGTCAGACGGGACTTACCCGACTTCATAGTGAATCCCGACGCCTTGAGCATCTCTGCCAGCGTGACGGGGGTGCTCTCCGTGTTGTTCTCGGTGCTCATGCTTCCCTTTCGGTAGCGGAGGGATGCCCTATGCATCCCTCTCGTTAGCAACCCTCTCACGAGGGTTGTGTGGGTTGAATTCGCGTCCGGGCGCCCTCGCCACTACTTCGCTGTCTCACGTTCCCCCGCTTGCCTCCCTCTCGGTTGACTCGCATCACTCGGTAGCTGTTCACGCTTCCCTACGTTGCGTAGGTACTCCGCGTCCGGGTGTTAGCCGTTTCCGCTGTCCGGTGATGCGTCCGATAGGTACCTAGGCGAGTACTCCGCTTAGCGTGCCGTCGTCCGCTTCCCTTGTGCCTAGTGCGTTGCAAGCGCACTAGGTGTCTACGTCATGTGCCGTCTAGGCATTCCCTCCCCCGCGCTGTTCGCGCTGTCCGTTCGTGGTCATCGCCGGTAGTCAATCACACGCCCCGACCCCCCGTCAGACCCTGCCAGGGTGCTCGCGTATGCGCGGGGGCGCGGCGCACCCCTGAGTACCCCCTGGGAGCCCATGTAAGCCACGCTAACGTCATGCACCCCCTAGACCGTACAAAACTACCCCCCGGCCATCGGCGAGCTTAGAGAGGCTAAGGATGCTTCGACGGGGGTATCGGCCGGCAGCACTGTAAGAAAATATTAACAGACATTTAAATCTATACTTTAAACCAAATATCGAGCCTGATCACCCTATATAATCCCGAAACGAAAGGAGGCCCCATGCCTGAAGAAAAGAAAGACGAGTTCGAGAGTTTCATTAACAAAGTCGGAGGCTACGAAGAAGCTATCCGACAAGAACATGAAGTCATCGAATCAGACAACACTCCAGATACCGTAAGGAAATTAATCGAAACAAAGATCGCACGAGCATTACCAGGCTTTGTAGACGATCTAATCCTGATTGCTCGGACAGGCGATAGTGATACTGCACGATTGAAAGCGATCTCTTTCGCATTTAACTGGTATTTCAAGGAATCTACCAGTGCAGATGATCCATTCTCCAAGTTACTAACCGAACTTACTGAACCCAAAAACCAAGACGAAAACCCCCACTTAAGAGACAGCACTCCATGAACAATGAATACAAGGCACTTACGTACGTTAACTTGCCGTTCTTGGATATCAAGAAAGCACCAGGAGACATCATTACCGATGAGGAACTTACCCAGGGTGGTCAGACAGAAGATGACGTCCAGGCTCTTTTAACACAAGGTGCTATCTCACTGGACCTAAATGCACCACTAGACATTGACCCTCTACCTACTACACCCGCAACTAGCGATAGGAACGTACTAGGTTTTGATGAAGGGAAGGGTGTAACAGAATGAAAACCCTTATTGAAGCTCTCAATGAGGACGTACTTTGGACCTGTGAGAAATGGTCCGAAGAGGCATGTGAGTTTGTACGTGCAAAGACCCACCTCCCTAAGAACACTCCTGTGGGGAGTTCTTTACTCCGGGAGGTTGCAGGTAAGCCTGACCTTAGTATTGACCATGTACATGGGAACTTGCTCCTAAACGAAGGTATCCAGAGGCTTGAGGACCTCCTAATCGCAGCCGGCGGTGTTGCATACAATAACGCTAATAGTTACATTGGCGTTGGTGATTCGAGCACTGCCGAAGCTGCTAGCCAGACTGACCTACAGGCAAGTACAAACAAGTTCTATAAAGCCATGAACGCAACGTTCCCGAGCCGAAGTTCGCAGACGGTAAGTTGGCAAAGCGATTTTACAACAAGCGAAGCTAATTACGCTTGGAATGAGTGGACAATTAGTGCAGGAGCTACCAGTGCCTCGGGAGCAGGTTTTACCGTAGGCACTACTAACCTAAACCGGAAAGTCGCAACCCTAGGAACGAAAGCTACCGGAACATGGACGTTAACTGGGTCCGTGACCCTGTCGTGAATGTAGAATACTAAAGGGAGATGTGACAAGTTACGATTTCCTAAAAGGAAATAAACCTGCGACCTGCATGATCGCAGTACCTACCCGTGGTAGTATTAGGTGGGAAACTGTTAAACGACTAAATGAAATAACCCGGAATAACCCAGACCTACCGCCAATATTGTACCAAGCAGGTAACCTTAACGTTGCACTTACAAGGAACAGGATAGTTGAGCAATTTATGGCTACAGACTGCCAAACGTTGATTATGGTAGATGACGATATTGTCCCACCGCCACATTTGCTTGAAACATTACCTAACTATATACCCGAATACGCAATAGTTGCAATCCCGCATCCGATGCCGCATCCGATAAATTCAGAGCAGCTAATATTGACTGCCTACAAAGATGGCAAACCGTGTGACCTGACTGAAGGTATTAACGAAGTAGATACGGTAGCTACTGGATGCTGCGCGATAGGTAGAGAGGTATTTGACACCCTAAGATTTAGAATGCAAGATACAGGAAGCATGAGCGATGACTTCTTGTTCTGTGAGGACCTACGAAAAGCCGGTTATAAAGTTGGAGCATGGTGGGATGGTTGGTTCTGCGACCACATAACTACAGTTAGTTTAGCACCGCTGTTTGAAGGGAGGCAGGTGGTAGTAATGACTGGTGACAACAATGGCACTTGACCCTATCCCTGTGGGGGTTTTGCCTTTCCAGGTTGGCGAAAAGGTAGCCTTCATTGAGGATCACCCAGTCCATCCTAAGATGTATGGTATCGTAACGGAAACCGGAATTGAGGATGGCGTATTTAAGTTCTGGGTAAATGTTCAAGATCCAGAGACAAGGTTAGTCGAAGATCCGCCAGTAACATACCTGGCGACGATGGAGGAAATCCAATGATCGACTTGGAAGATCAGGTAATTACGGGCCGGCGGTGGCGTAGTATCCTTGACGAATTAATTGACCATGAACGCACCATGAGGAATGCTACATTGGGCCCTTGGGAACGTTGGAAATACCTCGAAAAGTTGCCGGAGAGAACCAAGCGATTGATCCTAAAGGGACAGCAAAACCCTGAACTTGTAATGTTGAACGGACTTGTTGCACCCGAAGGCCAGCCTAGCGGACCACCTACATCGTTCACGGCAGTTAATACTACCAATGTAGAAACTAACCTGTGGGTGCCTGCAATTTGGACACCTATTCCTGCAAACAGCATGACTAGTGGTAAGTTGTACCAGGGTAATGCAGGCGGTGTTTTAGGAACCTCGTCTGCCGCACCGACAGCAACATGGACGCCTCGCTGTGGGCAGAGTGTAACACCTAGCTCGAATATTACTTTGGGTGCAACTACCGGTACAACCATGATTGCATCATTGTCGGCTGTGCCATGGACATGGCAATTCACTTTGAATATCAGAAATATTGGACTTGCTGCATCAGGTGCAACAGGTACAGGGAACGGTTACATCGTTATCGGTGGATTAACTACAGCAGCTGGGATCGTTCAGTCGATGGGAGGTACAGTAGCTACCACCATTGACAGTACAGCAGCAACGGGTTTGATCTTATCAAATACATGGGGTACTAACGCAGCAACAAATACAGTAACATGTCAGTGGACGGCTCCTGTACTCTCCTTGAACTAATACCATGCCACCGCTAGGTATCTCTAATGTAGCAAGGTTCCCGACAACCAAGGTTTTAGCTTGGTCGAGATTGCGCGGCCCTATCGCATCTGTGGGGACTGGTGTTTGTAAATACGCAGACACGTTCGGCCCTGCAACACCAAATGGCGTAAGAGGTTATATAGGCCCACCAGCAGATGCGTTACAGCAACCGACGAATTGGTATGTAAGAGTAGGAGGATCGAATAACAACGGTGGCTCGTCAGCCTCTCTTACACCTGAACGCTCCGGGACTGATGGTGATGCTTCTTTTGCAGGACGGTTTACGTCAGCAACAGCGGGGTTTACGTCTGCTGATGTAGGAAAAGGCTTGTGCCTTCGTACAGGTGCTAACGCATGGCGTGTCAAAGTCACCGGCTTGATTTCTTCGACAACGGTGACTATCAACGCAAATAACCAGCCGTTTGGAACCGGACTAACATGGGCGTTAGGAGGTGCTTGGGCTGACCTCCGTGCTGTAGTAGGGGACACAGCCGTCACCGCCAGCGCGCAAGGTGCAGTTTTATCGGGAGATACCGTCTTTATCGGCGCAGGAACGTATAGGGCTGTGAATGTCGTGACACCATCTACCGGACAAGGGATGTTCACCCCCGCCTTTAACGGTGTCGTAAACATCGTCGGTGACGTAACAGGTCAGTACACAGGCGACGCAGGCATGGTTCAATTAACTGCATACACAACTAATGACAGGACTGCACCTTCGGCAACAACACTGTTGAACCTGAATGGTAAGTCGAACCTGGCGTTCTCGAACATCATGTTCGTTGGCAATAATAGCAATTTCATTGTGACTGCAAATACAGCAACGAGCCAAAACATCTCGTTTTATGATTGCGCGTTCCTAATGCCAGGCCCCATTGGTGGCGTTCGCGGTTGTATAACCGCTGTATCGGCATACGGTGTTCCATTGAACTTGGTAGCAGATAGATGTGTATTCGTTGGTGGTGGAACCTCTAATGGATGGGCAGTAACCCTTTCTCTTACTACGGGCGTTGGCTCCGATTACGATAGCTGTGTTTTTGTAAGAAATTGTAATGCACTCTTTTTTGGTGGTTCTTCTGCTAACGCATTCACTGTCGGCGCTGTTGGAACGGCGGCAAACAGAGGTAATGGGTTGCGGATAATGAACTGTTTTATTCTAGGTAATGGTGGACTGAACGTAGTGTCGGCTAACAACAGCACTATCTTTCCTTCACAGATTGTCAACTGTTTTATTATGGCTGGAGGAGGAAATGCACTTACGGCAGTAACACTGGGACAAATCATCGAAGACTACAACCTTATTGTTTCCGGTGCCCCACGTACGAATGTCAATACGGGCGCTCATTCCATTAGTGATGGTTCATATGCACCACTGTTCCATTTTGGTCAGGAACGCATCTGGGGTGGACTATTACGTCCGTTTGGTGAACCGATGGCCGGAAGCCCGCTGCTAGGCTTCGGTAGTGATGGTAGACAAACTGCATATGACTTGTATAATCGACCTCGGCCCGCAGGTGGTGGATCATTACCATACCCAGCCGTAGGTGCATTAGAGCGTGGCAATACACCTACCCAAGCAACCTCTCCAGCTCCTCCTGTGGGAACATATGACTGGCAATTTACAGGCCCAGGATATCAGGAATTCTTACTCCCTGTAGATACAACCGCAACCGTTATCTCTATCAAGGTACAACGTGATAGTGCATACTCAGCTCCCTCTCGGAGGGGTTTACCCGCCATGCAGATTCTTGCTAATGGACGATTAGGAATTCCTGCACAAACTATTGTAGATACTGGTGCATCAGGTACATGGAATACATTAACTGCTGCATCCTTTACACCAACTGCTACAGGTTGGGTTACAGTGCGTATTGCGTCATATGATGGGACTGGAGTAAGTGTCGTATCCTTTGCTAACTTGAGTGTGACTTGAGCGTTACTTACCCATTCGGTTACGACAGTATCGCATCGGATACTATCCACGACAATGCGGATGGTGCGGTCGTTGTCGCTGGCCCAATTACAACTGGCCCAATAGGTCCAACTTTAGGATCAGGTTGGGCATACCTAGATTCTGTAGCTGGCAGTGGAACCCGTTCTCAAAAAGTAAGACTTATAATTTTTAAGTCTAGCGGTGCTTCTGGCGGTGCACCAATTATGGGAACTACTGTAGTTGGTGTAACTGACGAGATTACTGTTGATCAGTCTAGCGCAGCCGGTTGGTATGAATTCCCATCATGGACAAATTTTGGTGGTCCTCCTACTCTTGATCCTAATTCTTCATATTCAATCGGTGTGTGGTGGGGAACTCAAGTCAACTCAGGTAGATTCAGAATTCCTGGAGATGGTAACACTAATATACATATTGGTGTCTATTCCCAACAATATAACCTTTCTGCTACATATTCATCTACTGGAAATCCTACAATCTCAGGATGGACAAATGGCCCAGAATTAGTTCGATATTCACTTTACTTTGAATCTGACCAGCCCCTAATTTTCGGTAACTCCGATCATCACAATTCTGATTTCACTGAGCATTATCCAGGCGATTTGGCTATTATTTCTGGTTGGCAGACAACCAATCAAGGTGGAGTTCTAGAATCTGGTTGGTTCTATGTAGATCACTATGACGAAGTGGGTACCAATCAAAAGATGCGTCTTTTCATCTTTGACGCTGACCCTTCGACTGACGATGCTCTTACCACATTAATTGGTGTAACCGATGAAGTAGCTATTGATTCCACAATGAATGGAACATGGGTCCAATTTCCTAACTGGACAAATTTTGGGGGTCCTCCGACACTCTTAGCAAATCATACTTATTGGATTGGTGCATGGTGGGGAACTAAATCTGGCATTGGTGAAATTTTTGCTAGGGGTCAAACATATGCTCCACATTACATCAAAGGTGCAGCTGGGATTACTTATTCACCTACTGCAAATCCGGTTGTAGGCAGTTGGGGTGATGGTTCTGCTTATCGTAAATATAGCCTTTACTTTGATTATCCTGTTACAGTAGAAATTAGTAATAATGTTAACGATTCTTATTATTTCCAACTCGGTGAAGCATTTCCAGGAGCAGAAGGCAAACAGTACAATCAAAATGCTGATGTATTCCAGGCAGGTGAAACACTAGGACCATTAGTCTTTGTACGCTCTGCTGCTGCAACACTAGTAAATGATACAGATACAGGAACAGATAGTGAGACTTCCGTACTTACAGCAGCGGTTACGGTCACTGATACGGGAACAGATACAGAAGCTGCAACAGAAACAGCAACCTATACAGTTACAGATACAGGTACAGGTAGTGAAACAGAACTAGTCACGGTTCCTGTTTCTGCGACAGATACAGGTACAGATACCGAAGCAAGCACACTTACTGCACAAATTACAGATACCGATACAGGAACAGGTGCGGATACATCATCACTAACTACAGGTGGAATTCCAGTCTCAGATACAGACACTGGAACAGATACTGAGGCGGAAACACTAGCAGCAGCTCTTACTAATGTCGATACCAATACGACAACTGATACATCTACACAATCGGCTACATATTCTCAGAGTGACACGGGTACAAGCACAGAAGATGGTACGATCACATTCTCTACAGTAGACACAGGAACAGATACAGAAACATTTGATCTTCACGCTTATATCACTGATAGTGATTCCTCAACAACTGACGAGAGTGGAGTCAAGTACGTTTTCCAGGAAGAGTCTGCGACAGCATCCGAAACTGCAATCCTTACAGTACAGATCACTTACACAGATACTACTACATCAACCGAAGTCGCAACATCAAGCGCTGTTATTAGTACCGCTGACGTAAATGTTGTCTCTGAAACAACTGATCTTCTCGCGATCCTCAGTACACTTGACTCTGGTACAGGAATTGATCAGTTCGCTAACATCGCATTTACTGTAGAGGACTTCGCAACTGATGACGAGGTTGCTTACACTACGAACAACCCAACAGTCTCCGACTTTGCTGTGGGTACTGACGACTTCGATCTTCACGCATATTACATTGAACTTGACACAGGAATTGGAGTTGATACTTATCGCAGAAGAACTACAGTCACCATCGAAGTTCTTGCAGTACATGCTTATAAACATTGGTCATATACAGTCGTAGTAGAGAACTACGGCATCGGTGTCTATAAGCATGTATCTGCAACGAGAACAAAACGTCACTACACCTATAAGGTGTTTAAACACGTGACGGACAAAGAAAGGCAGATGATGGTCACGTGAGTCAAATTCTGAAGTTCAACATGGGTACGAGTGAATACCTTGTCATAGATGTTACTGAGACGCTTGGCGAGGTAACAGAACTTGCTGATGCGACCTTTGATATCTATGATTCTCAGTATGAAGGAAAAGTAGTTGATGCGTCAGATGACGTAATCGTAGATGGCATGAGAGTAAAGTGTTTAATCGAGCCTGTGGAGGATTGGGGCGGGCGTAACGATTATGAGCTTTACGTTACGTTGACAGGACTTCCCACAGCGGAGGCTCCGAGATTGGGTCCTATCCGCTTCACTGTGGAGGGATATGCATGAGTGGTGTCGAACCTGCAAAGAAACCAGTACCACCTGCTAAGACATATGATGACTATATGGCTAGTATTAGATGGGAACTTTCAATTCCGAGTAACCTACAGAACTCAGGTGCGCAACTTACAACAATCCTAAATCCTATCCTCGATGCAATGGATAACTATATGCACGAATATTGTACGTGTAAGGATCATTGATGAGCCGTAGACAATCAGCAATCAATCGTGATGCGCTCCCTATCCGCTTTACTGTGGAGGGATATGCATGAGTCCTCAAGATGAAATTAAAGTCAATGTTAATGTAATGAACATAGATTTAATGAGAAAATTCATTGGACGTGTTGAAGATTTTATCCGGGATTATGCATGGCATACTCGGGATTGTACAGCAATTGATCTAGATGGAGAATGGCACAAAGGAAATCCACCTTGTACTTGTGGATATGATGATGCACGAGAAAAGTTGTTCCCAAAATGAGCCGTAGACAATCAGCAATCAATCGTGATGCGCTCTGGAAGAAGATCGGCTATAGCCCACATGGTCCAGAACAACAACAATTCCACGATAGTAATGCTAGGTTCCGCGCTGCTGTCTGTGGGAGACGTTTTGGAAAAAGTACGATGGCAGCTGTAGACCTTATCGAGGATTGTTTCATCCCGGATTCGTACTACTGGATCTGCGGACCAACATACAAACTAGCGGAGAAGGAGTTCCGCATTGTTTATAATGCCTTTCATGATCGCCGAAAGCTTAATATGCATGATAAGATCAGATCGTCCAACAACGTTAAGCAAGGCGACATGCGAATTACGTTTCCATGGAATACTGTGGTCGAATGTGTTAGTGCCACGAATCCCGACTCCCTCCTGGGCGAAGGATTGGATGGAGTTATAATGTCAGAGGCGGCTGAACATACTCTTGAAATTTGGGAGAGTAGAGTTGAGCCGGCGTTGTCCGATAAACTCGGATGGGCTACATTCCCTACTACGCCTAAGGGATTCAACTGGATTCATGCTATGTGGCAGTTTGGTCAAATGCCTGACATGCCTGACTACGCATCATGGCAGTATCCTACATGGTTGAATAGCGCACGGTTTCCTGGTGGATTCAACGAAGAGTGTTTGCATATTCAAGGAGTTTGTACTTGCAATCCAGAACTCGTACGAATTTCTCGTATCGTTAGTGTGTCATACTGGGGACAGCAGTATGCGGCCAAGTTCACCAACATTGCGGGTTCTATCTATGAAGAGTTCGATGAGCGTATTCACGTCAAGGACATATCGTATAACCCAGCTTGGAGAACATTTTGGGTATTTGACCATGGGTTTACGGCTCCATTCGTCTGTCTGGATATCATGGTCGATCCGGATGACAATGTCTATGTATGGAGGGAATATCAAGTTAAGTACCTGTCATCTTGGGAGCACGCTCACATTCTACTCCAACGGGAAAATCCGCAAGGTTGGCATTTGGACGGTATGTTCGCTGATCCCGCGGGAGCAGATTCAATTGCGAATCTATCGTTGGTATTAGGACAGATTTTTGCGGAGCCTGTACCTTGGGAACATGGAATCGAAGCTGTCAAGCGTGGACTCAAGATACAGCCGGATGGTCTACCCAAACTTTACATCGACAGAAGCTGTGTAGAGTTAATCAGGCAGATGCAGGCGCTAAGACGCAAGCCTGAAGCAGAGGGCAAGAACCCCAAAGAAGGTCAAGTAGACTACGATGACCACGGACCCGATGCTTTACGTTACTTCTATAGTCAATATTTCATCTTGGGTGCTGGATCGAGCCTGAGTGACCTGTATAGTCCTAACGATCACTCAGAAAGTCGTAACTACTTTACTACAAAGACACAAATGGTTCTTGATACTAAGGTTGGTTACGATTGAGCGAAACAACTTACGTTTCTAGAGGCGCAGAAGAAGTACCTCCAGAATTCACAAACGAGCTTGGCTCAGCCTTGTCTCTACAACTTAGAGACATGATACCTACGCTTGCAAACAGACCTCAAGCATTGCGTCAATACGATTACATGAACCGTACTGATGCCGTAGTTAGCGTAAGTTTAAGAGCAGGAAAGACACCGATCCAAAGTGCAGATTTCTACATTGACCCAATCGGAGAAGATCAACAAGCTGAGGATATCGCAGACTTTGTACATTTCAATCTCTTCGAGAACCTCACTTCACCTTGGCAGTATGTGCTCTCAAGGGTGCTTAAGATGTACCAGCACGGTTCTGCGGTCATCGAACCAGTTTATACTACTGGTTTATGGTCGCCACATCGCAGCATGGCTAATCGTAAACGATACAATCTCTTGAAGAAACTTGCTTATAGACCTGGGCCGACAATTGACAGAATTGAATATGATGACAATGGCGGACCCATGGAAATCTACCAGAATGCACTTCGTGGAGACGGTAAGAGTGAGGAAGTCATCATTCCAATTGAAAAGGCAATCATTTTCTCTATTGGAGATTCAGACGATTATCTTGGGGAGTCACTACTACGAACCGCCTATCCGCATTGGTACTATAAGACACACCTTTATAAAGTAGACGCAATCCAAAAAGAACGTCACGGTATTGGCGTCCCTGTGGGTAAGCTTCCTCCAGGTTTCCGTGCGACTGATAAAGACGCCATGAACGAACTCTTAAGTAACCTTAGAACTAATGAGCGCAGCTTCATTACGCTGCCGCCAGGTTATGAAATCGAGTTCGCAGAAATTCATACCAACTTAGTCGATGTACTAGGTTCAGCGAATCATCATGATATTCTCATTATGTTGAACGTGTTTGCAGAATTCATGATGCTAGGTTTAGAGACTTCCGGTGGTGGACGCGCCACGTCAGGAAGTCAGACCGACTTGTTCTATAAGTCGGTCTGGTATATTGCAGAGGCAGTAGCAGACTACTTCAACATGTTCTTGATCCCGAAGTTGGTACTCTTCAATTTTGAGACAGATGTACTGCCTCAGATGAAGGTTAGGAATATTGGTCAAGCGCGCGATATGCAGCAAGGAGCCGCAGCACTAGCCAATTTGTTCCATAACAATATCTTGACACCGGATATCGAGACAGAGCAGTACATCAGAAAGCTCTTCGATATTCCACTCAAGAAAAGCAAGGTGCAGACTCCCATCACCACAGGAAGCCCTCCTTTCTCTGGTGATGGGGGTTCTGCACCTACAGCGGATATTTCCGCTAATGGTGGTCAAGGGAACGTCACGAAAGGACCTACACAGGCATAATGCCATACGTAGTCAGAAAAACTTCTTCTTGTCCAACTTCCAAACCCTACGGATTGTTCAATAAGAACAGCGGTGAACTACGTGGTCGCTGTCACGCATCACGAGCTAAAGCATTAGCGCAAATGCGTGCTCTATACGCAGCGGAGAGTGGTTCAATGAATAGTGAAGTCGCAGTTGTGAATTTCGTTAAGTCATTCAGTCATGAGTGGCTTGATGGGAATAGGAAGTGGGTGAAGGTTTACCCATTTAGCAGTTGGAGTCATCCGATCTTTTCTGATACTTCCATTGATGAAGAGACAGCTCAGGCACTCAAGGAGAGCTTTGATGCCAAGTATTACGGCGAACAGGATTACGTCGTTTCGTATGATCATGGACTTGATCCTGCTAAGGGTGGTAAAGCTGCCGGATGGTACGAACAAGTGGAAGTACGTGACGATGGCTTTTGGGGGCTTATTCGTTTCACCGATGAAGCCAGGAAAGAAATCGACGCTGAAGAATGGCGATACTTCTCAGGTGAACATTTTGATGAATATGAAAACCCTCATACGGGAGAGACACATAATCTCGTATTCAGTGGCGGAGCACTTACGAACAAACCATACGTTAAAGAAGGCATGATCCCACTCAATTTCTCAGATGTGTATGTAGAAAGGGGTAAATCAAACAGCGAGGTCGATATGGATGATGTTGTAGTTGATGAACACGTGCCTAATGAGCACGCTGATCCTGGTCAGCCACAGGACCCGCCGCTTGAAGGTGCGAATACTGACGATTCGGAAGGATCGCGTGTGGATACTCCTCCGTTTGTCGAAAAGGATGGGCCGAGTGACGAGATTGATGGTAAGCTTCGGCATGTTCTTGGACTAGATCCCGACGCTGACATCATTAAAGCTGTCGAAAACATCATGGAGGAAGTTGCTCCATTGCGTGCGGCAGCTAAGGAACACAGTGAGCGCAAGTCGTTTGCTGAGCTTTATCCTCGTGAATTTGCTGAACTTGAAGAGGGCCGGCGTGAACGTAGGGACAGTCGCGCTAAGGCTTTCTCTGAGCAGTTCAGTCATATTCATGATGCAGATGGAAAGCCCACGAAGAAGGGTTTTCCTTCTGTCGTAATTCATAAGCTCGAAGAGGTACACAAGAAGTTCAGTGACGGTAATGCTAACGTCAATGATCTTTCTGAAGTCATCGAGCTTATCGGCAAGACTGGCTTCGTGGACTATACAGAAGCAGGTTCATCTCGTACAGATAACTATGAAGATCCTACTCCTAAGAATCCTGCCAAGGCTTTCGCAGATAAGGTTCTTGAGATCCAGGAACAGGATGGTGTCGATTACGCAACTGCAACTTCTCTTGCCGCATCTAGGCATCCTGACATGTTCGAGAACTATCAAGCCTCTCTTCCTGGGAGGGTTAGGTAATGGCGACTGGTAACTTCATCCTTGATAAGGGTTATGCTCCTGCTGTAGCCCTTACCAAGTTTCGTGCAGTAAAGTTCTCTGCGGAAGAGACTGTCACTCCTGTTACCGCAAAGACAGATGTGGTAGCAGGTGTTGTGCAGTTCGATGTAGCGACTGGTGAGATCACCAAGGGAAAGCTCGCTAGTGTGAGAGTAGAGGGTGCTTCTGAAATGGAAGCGTCCGGAACTTGCACTGTGGGTGCTCTTTGTGGTCTTACGGCCAATGGTACTGTCCACGATGCTGTAACAGGGGATCGTGTGATCGGCACCTTTAGGCAAGGTGCAGCTTCGGGTGCATTTGCAAGTGTTCAGTTAGGTCTACCCGGCAACATCATCTAAAGGGGAGCGTAAATGTACGATCCATCGACTCTTTACGTTGACCCCTATTTGACTAACTTCGCAACAGGGTATCGTGCTCCTGCATACTACGGCGATATTCTTGCACCAGAGACTCGAACTAATGTGAAGTCTGGTAAGTACCGTGTGTTCGATAGGTCCAATCGCCTCATCTTTCCGGATCTTCGTGCTCCTGGTACTGTTGCGAACGAAGTGAGGGGTAGGAAGTGGTCGGAAGATACGTTCAGCACTAAGCAGCATTCTCTTCAGACTCCGGTAACTGATGAAGAGCGGAGAGAGTATGCAAGTGCTGGTGGTCTGTCGAATCCGGCATTTGGTGGTGGACTCAACATCAACGTGGAAACTGATGCTGTTGCAGTTGTTGTTGGTTCCCTACAGCGCAAACATGAGAAGCTAGTAGCCGACACTGCACGCAACACTTCAACTTACCCTGTGGGTAACACGGTCACGCTTGCTGGCGCTCAGCAATGGGATGATTACACTGGTGGTACTTCTTCTACTTCCGATCCTGTTTCCGTTATCATGACTGGTATTCGTAAGATCAATGGTCTTATTGGATTCCCTCCGAACACGATGCTTCTTCCTTCCCAAGGAGTAAGCTACATCGAAAACCATCCTCGTATCGTTCAGCGATTTTCCAACTTTGCACTTAGTCAGCCTGATGCATTCCGTATTCTTACAGGATTCCAGGGTACAATCTATGAGATTGGCGTTGGGGACGATATCTACAACACGGCAGGTAGCATTGACGAAACTTATTCTGCTGGATCATTCTGGGGCAAGGACGTAATCCTAGCATACGTTGACAATGCTGATGGCATGGACGTGCAGACCTTCATGAAGACTTTTGTTTATCCACAGCTTGGTGGAGAACTTAAGCCTATCGACAGGTGGCGTGAGGAAGCTCGTAAGTCGGACCTGTTCCGTCAGACATGGGAATACGATATCAAGGTCGTAAACTCTAGTGCAGGATATCTCATCAAGACCGCTTGGTCATCGAGCGCGTTCTAGGAGGAATAATGGCCAATACAATGTATGCATGGTCCAGAATCCTCTACGGAGTCGAGAAGGATGACGAAGGGAACGTTCTTGGACCTAAGGCTATCGAGATTGGCGATTCAGTTTCACAGTCTGATCTCGATATGAGTGATGAGGACTGGCAGAATCTCGTAGATCAACAGGTTGTCAGAGATGTAGAGATGCCTGATTACCTAAAGGACCCGTTTCGCAGCCCACGTCAGATCATGCAGGATCGTCTTACTGAAGCACAGGAGGGTTTTGATCGTTCCGGACCTACTGCCGACCTTCTTCGTAGATTCGATGATGAAGGAGAGGTTGTCCAACCCGAGGAAATCAATCCTGAAACAGGCAAGACAACTCCTGCACCGCAAGCACCGCCTCCTGCATCTCAGTAAATAATGGCACTAGCGACAATCGACGACGCAAACGTTCATTTGCCTACCGATAAGGTGGTTGTAGACACGGCTGAATTCGATGAAACACAATTGGACGCCGAGAGAATTGTGCGTGGTTATCTTGCTAATTATTATCCTGCTTCTACGCTTGCTCTATGGACCAACCCTGATGCCACACCTGGGTTAATCAGATCAATCACTGGACGACTCATTGCTGCATTCGTATATCGTAAACGATACAGCGAAGATTCCTTAGATGATCCTATGTATGCACAGAACAAGTACAACGAGGCTATTGGTCTGTTGCAGGGTATTCAAGATAGCACGATTGTAGTTGAGGGTGTTGAAGAGCCTACTACTGATCGTCTTACGTCAGATGATTTCTGGCCTAACAATACGACTATTCCAGAACCCTTCTTCAAGATGGATCAAAATTTCTGATGGAACTGGTTTCGACTTATCAGTCCTTCAACGTTCCTGCTTCATTTATTGGGAGTATTGAATTCCGTTGGGGACCTCATGAAGATGAACCTATGATTGTCGGAGCCATGTTCGACTATATGTCACAAGGACTTACGGAAATTGAGCTTCCATTGCTTGTGTCAAAAGAAATCATGATAGAGGACGTGCGTGACAGGTTCAACCGACAAGTTGATGTTGACGAAGTGCCTTGGCAGAATCTTTCAAAGAAGTATGGTACATGGAAACAGTTCCATGCTCCTGGACAAAAGATAATGCAACTTACGGTTGATTCGCCACGTGTTACAAGGAACAATGAATTACTTAACGCTTTAACTAGTCGAAGTACTTATCAGATTTTTGGTAATCAATTGTTTGTTGACACTGATCAGTTACCTGTTTACTGGCGCGTTCATGATCGGGGAGGAACGGTAGGAAGGGGTGCAACAATGCCTCAGCGTTCTTTCTTGGGGATGAGCGAAAAAGCAAAAATTGCTACCGTTGATGTATTCGACGATTGGGTAGATCGAAACCTACAAATTGTTAGACCTGGCAAATCTGGGATTCCTATGTTTCGTGGTGCTTTCGGTCGAATTGGTGGTCCAGCGGCAACTATGTCTCATATCCCACGGAAAGCTCCTGTATTCCAAACTGAGAACATTGCTAGTCTGATGTCAAGAAATAGAGGCTTGGTCGGATAATGGCTACTTTCCTCGATGAAACAATTACTGAACCACAGCAGGCTGCACAGTGGATCTATGACAAGATCGCGGAGAAGAAAGATGAATTCGGAATTAACTTCCTTGGTTTAAATGAACGTCTTAAGCCACAGTATCCTGCGGTTGTTGTTCTTGCAGGTGCGAAACAGAAGGCATTACATCAAACTCACATCTTCATTGTGGGTATCGAAGTAGTTATTCTTGTTTACCATGCAAAGCTTGATGTTACACATACGGAGAGAACAGAAGAGGATCTTGATCTTGTCACGCAGATTGAGAATTGGCTTGAAACTGGTGACATGACCATGGATGACAGCGTAGTGTTCATGTATGTTGCTTCAACCACACCTACCATTGAACGAGGAACAAGATATGTCAACGATTCAGTGGTTGGCACACAGATGGTTGTTGCCATCGAATCTCGGAAGGGATTTCCTTATGGAATCTCGTGAAGCTAGTGGATTGCCTTCCCATAAGGAAGGGGTATAGTATGGCCTTGACGGTTAAGGTAAATCTGGAAGGGTATCCACAGGGTAAAGCCTTGGGTATCATCGGTATCGGCGCGGTTCGTAATGGTGAATCAGTAGAGGTGGATGAAGCCGGCGAGGCTGCATTCTTTTCTGCCAATAACAACACGATCGAGAATGTGCTAAAGGATCAGGAAGGAATGGAAGTATCTGGATCAGGTACTTTTCAGACTCCTGAGGGTTGGGAACCTCCTGCTCCACCTGAGGATGTTGTTGTTCCTCCTGGCGAGGCAAAGGGTACAGGTGCTCAGCCTGCATCTACTCAGAGTGGACTTCCACAAGAAACTTCTGAGCCATCTACTGAAGGTGGTGCATAATGCCGGCAGGCTTGGGAGGTGGTGGTTGGTTAGCCATCAAGCATGAAACTACAATGGGAACTTATCTTCCTCCTACTACGAGTGGAACGGTTTGGGTTCCCATTCTGGACGAGTCTTTTGTTTATACCGAAGATAAGTATTTCTCTCCTCAAATCCGTCAGCAGACTATCGTCTCCGATGTAGAGCAGAGCTTCTATCACATCGAAGGTGATATCCACATGGAAGTAGATCCCAGCTTCATTCCTTATTTCCTGTATTGTTCACGTCATACCATTACGAAGGATGCCGTAACTTATACTCCGAACATCTCATATAAATTCGCTCCTAGTTCCGCAGGTTCGGCGTCAACAGCCGCGGGTGCATCTACTCCTAAGACAGCTAGTATTACCATTGTTCGTAATGGAGTTGGTTTCGGTTATGCTGGCTGTGTCATGGGTGGTTTTGAGTTCACCATCGACAATGGTGTTCTTCTCTGCACCATGAACGGATTTGGTCTTAGTGAAGAGACTCCCGCTGGACTTGGTACTCCTGCATGGATTACTCCCGATCTGTTTGGTGCATCTGCTCATACCGTTTACGTTGATACTGCTGGAACTGCACCTGCATTCGCCACTCCTGATCTTAACTTCAACGGCTTCACGTTCAATGCGAACTACAATGCAAGTGCTGAGAACCGCCTTACACCTGATCGTGCAGCTACATATATTGCGTTCCATGAGACTGAGGCGACTTATAGTACGGAACTTGACTTCATCAACAAGACCGAGTACAACAACATGGTTGCTGCTACGAAGCGTGCAGTAAGGCTCGAGAGCCTTAAGGGTGGTTCAGATTTTGCAACTGCTGATAGTGGATTCCGCATCAGTATCAACAACTCGGTTTATAACACCTATACTGTGAACCTTCCTAACATGAACGATCTTATCATGGCAACTGTTGAAGGCCGTGCAATCGGAATCGCAGGCGGAGACGCCTACAGTTTGGAGGTTCTTACGACTGTAGATATTACGTAATCCTTCAAATAAGGGAGATAAAGTGCCAAGGGCAACAGTTAATGCAGATGGTGTAAGGATTAATCTTAAGACTCTGCCCGAGGGATACGTTGTCCTTCGGCAGCTATCCTTCGGGCAGATGCTCAAGCGCCGTGATATGGCTGCAAGGTTCATGCAGGAACTTGGACAAGGACGTGACGCCACTAACAAGATTACGATTGACATTCTTAACGAAGCTTCTCGTAAATACGACTTTTCTCACTGTATCATTGATCACAACCTTGAGGACGAGAAGGGCAACAAATTAGATTTCAGTAATCACATGACTCTTGAGATTCTTGATCCAAGAATTGCGGCTGAGATCGAGAGTGAAATTGATAAATTGAATCTGGTTGATTTTGATGCAGAAAATTTTACCACTCAGTTAGAATCGTCCTTGATGAAAACTGGAAACGGATCGCAAACGGTAGAGGATACAACCCTACCGACGACGACCTAGAGGATGCATCAGATACTCTCCGGCTGTATCATCTTAGCCGGGAGTTTCGCATGCCACCATATAGTGGCGCAATAATGGATCAACCAGATAGTGTCATTAAACGACTAGAGATTGTAATGCGTATTCGAGATGAGGAACATCAGAAGGCAATGAGTAATCATGGGCCTCCTGGTAGACAATAAATGGCAATAGGCGCACACGAACTCTTACTAATCGTTAGAGGCCAGAACCAGGCTTCTGCAATGCTGGGCAGAGTTGGCCGCGATATTCGACGCCTGCAAGCACAACGTGACCTTAGCGTGATGCGTGCTCAACAGATGAATCGTCTTTCAGGATTGCAGATTAGACAAGCGCAACAACTTGCCAGAATTGAAAGCACATTTGAAGAGCAAGGAAAGGTAAGACTTCAATATCAGATTCAAGCTCAGCGCAATGCTCTTCATCAACTCAATATCCAAAACAGGATTGCCAATCTTGAAATCAGGAGAACTGCAATCGAACGTGCTGGAGCGAACCTTGCTGTACAGCGTCTAAGACTCTTACAACAACAGGCTTCTGTTGAATCAAATCTTGAGAAGATCGAACTTAGACGACAAGGTATCAATAACCAGATTGGTAGAATTGGAACTTCTGTCCTACGAAACGGAGTTCAACAGGCAGAACTTAGACGTAGACAATACAGTCTTGAAACTCAATTCATGGAACGTCAGCTTGCACTTAGTAAAGCTACGGCTGCGGTTACTGCCGCAAGAAGAGATCCGAAAACTGGAAGATATGCAGCAGTTCCGGAAGAACTGGTAACACAGGAAGAAATCAGACGACGTAGAGTCCATGAAACAGAGTTGGCACTTGCTGAGATTCCTGGACGTAGCCGTGTTCTTGAATCATCATTGCAGGATCTCAGAGCTAATGTTACAAGACTTCAGTATTCACTTCAAGGACTCAAAGCAGAGGAAGTACGAGCTGCTGAATCAGCAGGTATTCTTGCCAAACGAATCCAAGCTCTTTCTGCACAAGAAGCGAATCTTGTTGCAAGAACGGCTGCCGTCAGTGGTGCCAATGCTGAACTTAATCTCCAACTAGAAATCACCCAAAAAGAACTTGAAAAACTTACTGCTGCATGGCGTGCAGAGATTGCATCCGGTCAGGCTGCTGTTGCTCAGTGGGAACTGGCTACAAAACAAATTGCCATGATGAATGCTGAGATTGCACAAACTGACGCTGCAATGGCAAGAATTGGCCCTGAGAGAATGGCAACTATTGCAAGAGGCATTAGTCACCTTGGTAGAGTCATGCAAACTGCTGGACTTATCGGTGTTGCCGCTCTTGGTGCAATGGCAGTAAGTGCAGCTCATTTCAATACAGAAGCTATTCGTGTATCTACACAGACAGGAAATGTGTTCACATCCACTGGACAAACAGTAGTTGCTAACTCGGAAAAAATTTCCAAGGCTGTAACTGATGCAATGCAAACTATTCCGGCCAATCAACATGATTTAACTGATGCACTTTATACGATCTATTCGACAACTGATGCAACACTTGGTCAAGGTGCCAAGCTTGTTAAATTGTTTGGTGACGCATGGGTTGCTGGTGGCATGATTGGCAATGTAAATGACGTATCTCAAGCTCTAGTTACACTTGCCAATAACTGGGATATTAATACAGGTAACATGGCAGAATTCCGAAAGCTTGCTGCCAGCACTCTTGCAACAGTTCGTTTCGGTGGACTGACTCTTGAACAATATACTCAGACTATGAATCAACTTGCACCAGCGTTTAAGACAGCACATCAATCCATCGAACAAATGAATGGTGCTATTGCGTTTATGACTCGTCTCTTACCAAGCCAGAGAATGTCTGCTGCTGGACTTGCGAGACTTATGGATATTATCGGAAGATTTGCAGCTCATCCTGCTTCTGGATTTGAAAAGCTAGCTAAGAGTATTGTTGACGTAAACGGTAATTTAATTCCACTTGATCAGATCATTAATAAATTTATCCAGACCTCTCGTGCAATGGGCACTGACATTACAAAGAATGGTGTTGCACTAAATCAATGGTTAAAGACGATTTCTAATCAGGAAGGTACAGTCCAAGCGCGTCGTGCGTTGCAAGCACTGGTTCAGCAATATGGTCTTTATACAAACATCTTAAGGAAAACAAGTGGTGACAGGAAAGAATTCACTCGTGACCTCCAAGCCATGCGCCAATCGACAGGATACAAATGGGACGTGTTTGTAAATCAGATGCGCGCTCTTGGTCTTGAACTCGGTGCAGTAGTTGTACCGGCACTTATGAAACTTGTTGCACCATTGCAGCATCTTGCTAAATGGTTCAATGGCCTTTCTGATGCACAAAAGAAGAGCTATGGTGAATGGGCTACATGGATTGCCGCAGCAACATTAGCGATAGGAGTTATTGCTTCTGTTGCTGGAGCTTTAGCTGCAACCATCATCAGCTTAAAAATGATCCGTAATTCGTTTACTGTTTTGGGAGGAGAAGCAGGATTCCTGAGTGTGAGACTAGGTTTGGTTCTAGGTGCCTTAGCTCTCCTTATTCCAATACTTCATAGTTTCGGTATCAATCTCTCTGATATACTCAATGTCTTAACGGGATCAGGTGGACTGATTGGTGCAATCAAACTTCTTGGGGTCGTAATTACGGCACTTACGTTTGGAAAATTGATTAAAGCATTAGCTACCACAGCACTTGGAATGGACGCAGCGACTCGAGCTACTAACAGATTTGGAAAAGCATTGTTACTTCTCTCAACAATGTCTCTTGGCGAAGCTATCATTGCTGGTGTCGGTGGATATTCACTTGCGAAATTCATAGACAATTTGGATACCGCAGCTTTACCTGGTAAGGGTATGGGTGAAGCTTTTAGAGAAGGTGGACCAGGACCTGGACTA